CGAATCGCGATCGCGACCAGCAGGCGGCGCAGCGCGTCGCGATAGTCGGCGAAGCCTTCGCCTGCCTGCTCGATGAAGCGAGTCGCGTCGTCGATCACGCCATGCCCCGGATTCGGTTCTTCGGCACGGTGAGGCGAGCCAGCGCTTCCAGCTCGCCGACGAACACCGCGAAGCCTTCGATGACCAGCTCGGCGTAGGTCGTGTTGTTGCGGATCCAGCTGCGCGTGAGCGCGCGCCGCTGGTTCGGGCTGACCGCGACGAGGCTGTCGATGAGGTCCGGGAAGTTCGCGGCGAGGCGCAGGATGGTCGGCTCCATCGCCGTGTCGACCTTCTCTTGGTAGGCGCTACGCGGTCGCACGGGCCGGCTCCTTCTTCGGCGACTCGCCTTCCTCGTCACCAGGCACGGGAGGTTGCGGCGGCTTCGGCGGTCCCTTGACGCGCAGGAAGTCGAGCGGGTCGCCGCCACTGCCACCACCACCTCCGAACGGCGAGCCGACCGGCTCGTCCGCGCCTTCCAGAACGTCCTCGCCGTCCTGCGGCTTGCGGAACCCGACCTGTTCGTAGAGGTCGTCGGTTGCAAGGTCGAGCCCGATGCCGTGCATCGCCACCGCGACGTTGGCGCGCTTCTCCGGGTCGACGCGCTTCTCCTGCTTGATGTTGAAGCGCGGCATCTCGTCGAGGAGGCCGAGTTCCGCGAAGTTCGCGTGGTTGTAGAACCACACCGCGCGCAGCAGCGAATCGGTCAGCGTCTCCTCCAACGCGTCGCGGTCGAACTGCGCAACCGACTCGGTCGAGTCGCCCTGCTCCTTCGCGAGCGCGTAGCTGCCGCCACTGTCCGCCTGCGTCGGCAGGTTCGCGGAGAGGATCAGCTTCACGATGGAGACCTGCAGCGCCGCGGTCAGCTCGCGGAACATCTGCCAACCCTCGCCGCTCGGCTGCACGACCTCGAACTCGTCCGCCTTGTCGAGAACCATCGTGTGGCGAGCGCGCAGATTGGCCGCAGCTTCCAAGTGCTTGCGAACCAACTCCTCGTTCGGAAGCAACTTGCTCGCGTCGCGCAGCCCGTCGACCTTCGTGACCGTGATTCCCTGCCCGAAGCGCTCGGCGGCATTCACGTACTCCTGCCAGACGTGCGTCTTCGTGTACCAGAGCCAGCCCAGCGCCTCGCGCAGCCCGCGGCCGAAGCCGAGGTTGCCCTGTTCGTCCAGGTAGGTGTGCCGGATCGTGCACACCGAGTCCTCGACGCTCTCCGGTTCCCATGTGCTCTTGGCGAGGTTCCAGCGCTCGTAGTGCGCCGACACCACGCCGTTCTCCGTGCGCGGCACCGTGCGATACCAGCGCTTGTCGATGTCCTCGAGGTGCGTCGGCACCCACCACGTTCGCAGCTTGCCGTCGCCGAGCGTGAGTTGCAGCGGCTTGCCGTGGATGCGCGCGAGACGCTGACCGTGCAGGAAGGCGCGCGCGAGCTTGTAGCGGGCCTGCGTGAACTTCCCGATGCGCTTCAGCAGCTTGGTCCCGATCGTGACCGCCATTGCGGCCGCGTCGTCGCCTTCGCTCTCCGACTGCAGCGTCCACTGCCGCCCCGCGACGAGCTTGCAGCGGTAGTCGACCGCCTGCAGGATGTCCGCGTCGCGGAGCATCTTCCCTTCGATGTCCGGTTCGGTTTGCAGCCACACCGACGGGTCGTAGAGCTGCGTGGTGTTCCGGAACGCCGACGAAATGGCGCGCAGGTAGATCATCTGCGCTTGGTTCGATCGATTCAGCAGGTCGGTGCTCGTCATGCTCGGCCACCTCCCATGGCCTGCGCGCTCAGGCGGGGTCGGTCGGCGGCGTCTCGGTCACTTCCGCGGCGGGTGGCGGCGGTTCGACCGGCGGCGGCGCGACTGCGGCGGGCGGCGGCTGCTGCTTCCTCCACGCCGCAAGCTCGTCACGCGGGATCGTGCGCAACCTTCCGCTCCGGATCGCCCGCTCGCGCGCCCACTGCGCATCGGCGAGCAGCGGCCGCGGGTCGTCCGGCAGCTCGACCGCACCCGGCGCGAGCGAGTTGTAGAACTCAACCGTCGGAGGGGGAGTCGCCACGGGAGTCGGGTCGCCCATGGGGACGGCATCTTCTTGCGACTGCGTCTCAGTTGCAAGAGCCCTACCGCTGCAGCCACCTTCCGCGCTGGTGCTGCTCGACCCGTTCCACCTCGTCGCGCTCGTCCGGGTGCATGTCGTGCGACGATGCGGCACGAGCAGCCGGCGGCGACCCGCCATCGAGCGGCAGTTGCCCACCGAACGCATGCGCCTCCAACCACGCCCAGGCACCGCTGGTCGCGTCCACCTGGTCGCAGAGCGCCGAGTCGGGGAAGCCCTCCACCTCGTCGAGGTAGTCCTGCGTCCACTCGCCAGCGAACAGCCGGATGCCGTCCCGCTGCTCCTGCACGGGCTTCTGCTGGTCGAGCCCCCACCACTGCCCGCCGGTGTTCGCGCACTCGCCGCGGCGCTGGTAGCCGCGTTCCAGGCACGACGCGACCGGGTCGGCGCGGCCCTGCTTGCCCTTCTCGGTCGACGGCTGCCGCATCTGGTGCGCCTTCTCGGCGTCGGTCTGGTCGGGGCCGCCAACTCGAGGTCTGGCACCGACGACTCGGAAGCCGAGCGTCCGAAGGCGCTTCGACAGCGCTTCGAACTGCGCCGGCCCGCCGCTGCCGCCTTCGATCTCGAGGCCCACGATGACGCCGAACCCGTCCGCCTGCGCGGTCTGCACGATCAGGTCATCGCGCTTGCCTGGCGTCGCCTGGAACGCTCGGACGTGCTCGATCGCCCGCACCCCCATGCGGTGCCTGGCCATCCGGACGCCGGCCGTGCGCGCCGCGTCGGGCTTCTCGCTCGCCGCCAGGTCCCACCAGCGGATGCGGGCGCACTCGCTCGATGGCCAGGTGTCGACGCCCGGCGTGAGCAGCGGGCCGAACCATTCGGCGCGGAAGTAGTCGCCGGGGTCGCGAGCTCGCCAGTCGCCTTCCATCAGCTGCGCGCGCACGGTCGGGTGAAGGTGCATCAGCGCTCCTTCGATGTACGCCTCTTGGTCGACGGTCGGGTTGTCGCGAACTCGCGCCGGCACGTAGCGGCCTGGAAGATCCGGTGGCGTTCCTGCGACGGGATCGCCGACGAAGCGTTTCTTGACCCACGAGTGCCCTGGACCTCCCGGGTTTGTCGCTCCGATGGTGCGCACCGGGATCGGGCAGCCGGCGTGGCGGCGCACGCGCGACAGGCCGATGTAGAGGTACTGGTTCTCGTCGGGGAACTGCGTGAGTTCGTCCCAGCAGGTCTGGTGGAACTCGGCGCCCTGGTACTGCAGGTGGTCGTTCTCGTGCTGCAGGTAGCCGAACGTGACGTGTGCACCGCTCGGGAACCGGAAGGTGTGCGTCTGCTCGTTCCAGTGCACGCCGGCCGGGATCCACCATTCCTTCGCGCGGAACATGATCGCGCCGGGCTTGCTCAGGTCGGCGAACGTGCGGCGCAGGCATAGCCCCTTGAAGTCGCCGTGCTTCCACGCGAACTGCGCCAACGCCATCAGCAGCACGTCCGACTTACCGCCGGAAGCTGCGCCGCCGTACAGCATCTCGAACACGCCGCGGAAAGTCGGGTCGCGCTTGTAGAGCCCGAGTGCGAGCCATTGCGGCGGGTGCGGCCAGTGCCCTCCGAAGTACGGGTTGCCGACTACGCCAGGGCAGGTGGCATCGAACGCGGCGAGCAGCTTCGCGCGGGTGGCGGCTTCGCGTTCGGCGGGCTCAGGCATTGCCGTCGGTCATGCTCATCATGCGATCGAGTGCTTCGTTGAGCTTCGCACGCATCATGTCAACGGACTCCGCGGAGTAGTGAGTGAAACAGCTTTCCGGGTCAGTCTTCCAGACCAGGAACCCTTCGCCTGGCTCGTAGGGACCAACCTTGCCGGTCTCGTAGTCGTAGATCAGCAGTTCTGGCTCCGCCGCCTTCACCAGCGCCGCCGGCACCACCTTCGCCGCAACCGCGGTCATGGCGGAGCCGAGGAGTCGTGCGAACAGACTGCGGCGGGTCAGCATGGAATCAGGACTCCGATGGTCGGCTCGTCACCGTGGCGATACAGTTCGTAGGTGGCATGTTGATCGCAGAAGTCGCCCCACACGAAGCGGATGGCCTTCTGGTCTCGCTTCACCGACCACGTCCGACCATTGAACGCCCCGCCGACGAACACCGCCGTCTCGTGGTCTGGTGAGTGCATCGGGTGGCGGAGGCGCATCGCCTTCTCCAACCGAGCGATCCTCCGCTCGACGTTCATGCCATGCCACTTCATCGGCACACCGTTTGGCTTGTTGCTTTTCTCGAAAACGCCATTACACGTTACCCCGCGTCCCCGGTAGCACCACGGTCCTCTCCGCTGCCCAGGATCTCGTCGGCCAGGTCGCCGAGCTTGCGGATGCCGGCGAGCAGGTCGGTGGTCGCTGGAACGAGCGGGCCGGTGGACTCGAGCTTGATGGCCGGCGCGTCAGGGTCTCCACCGTGCGCCACGCGCTGCGCAACCGGCCCGCACAGTCGGTCGAGAAGCACCTTCCCTGCAGCTGCGGCGTTG